TATTCTCCATCTGTTTTAATCTCAATGTCTCGATCTAAATTTGTTGGGGTATACTCATATCCATATATGTTAAGATATTTTTCAAATAGTTCATCTGGCACTCTTCCTTCCCAGTAGTCCTTTTCACTATATTCAAGTTTCATTTTAAATAACCTCCTTTGTCATTTTGAATTGACTCTTTAATAAATGATTCAATTTCTTTAGTGGTCATATTATTTAACCACTTCCAATTTGGGTCTTTCTTATCCCACTCAACACTAAATGAACCATCTTTATTTTGATTGATTTTGAGTGAATCTTCTGCCATTTTTTAAACTCTTTTTGTATATTTTAGCATATCTTACTTCCTCATCAGTATAATACTCTGGGCAACATTTGGCAAGTTTTATTATCTTTTTCGCTGCTTTTTTATCGGATAACATTAGATTATGTTGGTTTCTTTACATAGTATTTATACTCATTAACGAAAAAACCCTTGACATTAATCAAGGGTTATGTAATCTTGTTATGGTGGATGAGAATAAAATGTTGTCCTAATCAATTAAAACCTCCTTGCAGATTCTCTTGCAGATATGTTGGTCTTCATTACATTCGATAAGGCACTCGTAGTATTCTGTGATTAAATCATTGTGTGGATCACTATCTCGTGTTCCCACTAATTGATTGAAAGAAATTAAATTGTGCATGATCGTTACTCTATTGTGTTCATAATTTTCATAATAAAAAAGTTTAACTCATCTTGCCCTCCCTTTACTTCCACTATTATTTAGTTAGGATTTCAATACAAACCGATAAATTAGTAACAAAAATTTATGCCTACTCGCCTAGTGTATGTACGATTGGTTTCTCGTTAAGTAGTATATCATACAGTTTCCTATCACTTGCTGCTGATACTGGTATAAATTCATACTTATCATTAAAATCATTATCTCGAACCGCCTGATTGATAACGATTGAACCTGTATCTCCTGATACTGAACGATGATAGGTATGTGTTGGAATCCTCAAAGCACCACTCTGAACATTTAGATGTACGATATGGTATGGATACTTCCATTTCAAATTTACTAACTCAAATGTTCTCTCCCCAGACACAACTCTATTGTGATCTATTTGGTGTCTGTGTATATAAAACTGCTTCGCTCCCACTACATCATCAGGTGGGGATACAGCACTACCAGTATGAATTACTAAGTCGGAAGCATTAGAGTTTTCAACTGATATATCATAGAATATTACGTCTTCTGTTTCTCGAAATACTCTGTGTTTATGAAATTCAACTTCACTCATTTTTTAATGATAGTATTCTAACTTTTGCTTCAGATAGTTTTGCGGTCTCAATCTCGTCACTCTCATCAGGATTGGTATGGTGGGTAACTTCCTTGAGAGTTTTGAGATATTCCAAAACATGTTCTCTTATCTCCATCAACTCATTATAACATCCCTGATTATGAGAACAACTACGCAAATCGTGGTCTGGTTTCAATACAGACTCGGTAAACAAGTCTAACGCTCTCTGATATTTTTCTGAGGGTGTTTCATTTTTGTCGATTGAGTTTTGATCGTGCATTTTTCTCTTTTTTAATTCCCTTTTGTATGTATATCATAGCACATTCAAAATTTTTTGAGAAGTGTTCTACGATACCATCATGTACGATAGCAAATTTACGACCATTTGACGGAACTGCTGCCCATCTACCATCTTTAGTTACATAACCAGTTGGTTGTCCAACTTTGGGGTCTAGTAAGGATGGGAATGTAGTAGGATAGAATTTCTGATAATTAGAATTTGGCATTAACGCTCACTACTCTCGCATTTGGATTTCTAGCAAGAGCAACTTGTCTTGCTTCGTCATAACTTACGGCATACACTTGCTCGGTAAAAACTCTACCCGCAACGTACAACTGGACTTCGCATTTCATGTGATTTCTTTAACTACTATTATTATATAATATCTAAGATGTTTATGCTAGGTTCTTGTGACGGTTTATTAACTGGTACATAATCTTGTATTCTCTTCTGAATTAGTGTACCATACTCTTCATGTAATTCACATCCAATATAATCACGATTAAGTGACTTTGCTACTGTTGCGGTTGTACCACTTCCCATGAATGGGTCTAAAATTATATCTCCTTCCTGACTACCCGCCTTGACGCAAGGTTCAATCAACTCAGGTGGAAATGTAGCAAAATGAGCTCCTTTATATGGTTTCTTGGTTACTGACCAGACAGATCGTTTATTCTTTGTTGGATATGATTTTGTAAGTCCCGAATGTGGTTGTAGTCCTGTTCCTTCGTTGTGGTATTTTCCGTTTGTTCTGTCTCTTGTTCCCCAATCTTTTGCGGGTTCTTTGATTGCTTCGTTGTCATAGTAGTAATTCTTGTTTTTACTTAATAAGAAAATATACTCGTGTGATTTAGTACATCTATCTCGTACACTCTCTGGCATCGGATTTGGTTTATGCCATATTATATCTTGTCTGAGATACCATCCATCAGACCTTAGAGCAAATGCTAACATCCAAGGGATTCCAATTAAGTCTTTATCTTTATATCCATGTAACTTATTTGATCGTCTGGGTGTGGTTATAGGTAAGTCTTGCCTACTATTACTAAATGTTTGTTTAGGGATACACCCATCTTTTCGATAGTTATAATAACTATCTCCAATATTTAGCCATAGTGTACCATCATCAGTAAGACAATCTCTCACTAATCTGAATACTTTGACCATTTCATCAATATATTCCTCTGGTGTTTGTTCTTGTCCAATTTGATTCTGTTCTCCACCATAATCACGAAGACCATAATAAGGTGGAGATGTTACACACATCCTTGCTTTCTCATCAAACTCTTTGAGTGTCTCTCGACAATCTCCAAATAAAATTGTATCTCTCATCCGAATAAATGAACGTTATAGTGTTTACGAACTGGTGGATATTTGGGTTTAGGTTTTGTCCTAACCACTTTGAGTATCCTGAGTAGTGTGTCTGTTTTCATAGTGTTATCCAAGTTCTGTCCTCTCTGATTAAATTGGTGTCTGAGTATTCACTTAAAGGGAAACTAACTGATAATCTAGGTGTCAAAGAAGTTGCCAGATGTGGAAAATGTTTTGGTATCCAAATTGCGTCTCCAGATTCCATATCTACATCCATAATAGGTTCAACTTCCATTTCCAATCTGGTATTAATTCCAATCCCTTTTAAATTTCTATCTACATTTTTGACCTCATCCCAGACTTTAAAGTTTGTTTTACCTTCACATTGAACAATTAGATTATGATTAAAATCATAATGAACACCAAAATGATGTTTTATTTCTAAATTGCGACACACATATATGTGAGCATCAGTTTGTTTACCATAATCATCTTCTATATGCTTTGCGAAATCATTTATTTTTTCTGTTGCCCTTGACATATCAACAAAATAGATCATGATGTTCTCAAGTAATTTTTTTATTAAAGATGGTGGAAAACAATTTGGATCCTTTGTCCATTTACTACATAACCACTCATATCTTTTATTATTTCCAAGTAACTTGACTCTTTTATCATTCATTAATGGTCTAGTATTAATAATATTTGCCATTTCATTCCAAGATAATAAATCAGGTTTGTAATTCTTCTTAAATTTGACTCCCTCTGATAAAAAAAGATCGGTTTTCATTTCCTTAAAAATTCATTTAAAATCCAACTACTACTATTCATTTTGTTATCGCCACCAACTCCCCACTCAAAGATAACTTTATCATTCTGTTTAAACTTAAGATATTCTGGTACATTAGTGTTTACTCGGTCTCCTCCATTACAGAATATCACTCTATCATACATTTGTAAACACTTAAAGATTGCCATATTAGATGAGTTGTCTGTATCATCATAGGTAATCGTTAAGTCAACTGGTTTGAGTTCCTTAACTATCGCTCTTCTTTCTTCCATTGGTAAAAAGTATTTTCCTTTTTTACGAATTAACCACTCATCAGAATTTAATCCGACACATAATGGTGCGTGTGGATATAACTCTTTTGCGTTTTTGAAGTATGCGATATGACCTGTGTGTATGGGGTCAAATCCACCTGTGACTAATACTATAGAACTCATCGTGTAATTACTGTAGTTGCTGCTTCGCCTTTGTTGAAAATAGTATCAACAACTGCCTCCACCTTTGTGGCGGTTGAGATACCAACCTTAGAATAAACTGGAATACATACAAGACCAAATACTTTGTCCTTTGCTCCTTTACGGATGACACGACCAATAGTTTGACTAATACCTATGTAATCCATAGACCTCATAAACAATACTGCTTCAAGACCTTTTACATTCATGCCTTCAGATAGAATACTGTGATGTAATACAACAAATCTTTTGTCAGGGTCTTGACCCCATGCGTTGAGTACATCAAAGAACTCTTCTCTTGTGACCTTTTCTCCATCTATTATAGCACCTGTCTTTGAAGTAATCAACATATATGAATAACCTCTCCATGCTAACTCACTTACAAACTTTGTATGAGAAACTAAGTTAACAATTTGTTTTGTGGACTTGGCACATATTAATACTTTGTTCTTCTTGAGATTATCAATAGCATCAATCATTTGTTCAGAATCTCTGTCAGCAACCAATTCATCTTTCTCAAGTATTCTAGTCTTGTAAACCTCTACCTTTGGTGGTAAAATGTAACCTTGATTGACTAACTTAGGTGCTGGTACTTGACATATTACCTGACCATAGGTTTTTGTCCAGTTCATACCCGCTTTACTTGGTGTTCTACTGTGCTTTGGTGTTGCTGTAAAGAAGTAACACCTTTCAGCATGATGTGAGAAGTATTCAGTAGCAGAGTAAAAGTTTTTCTGTACTGAGTTGTGTGCTTCATCAAAGTATATTGTATCTACATGAATACCACTCTCCTGTATTCTATGAAGTGAATGATATGTAGTGAAAATTATCTGATTAAAGGCACAATTCTTTGCTGACCATACAGATATTCTGCTTGCCTGTGTAGTTGAATAATGACGTGTCTCTCCACTATGAACATGTAATACCTCTGCATTATCAATGAACTCAAGAAACTCTGCTGATAATTGATTTGCCAATAGAATACGAGGAGCAACAACCACAATAGTCTGACCCATGTATGATCTTGAAAACTCATTCATAGCATCATCAATCATACACATAGTCTTACCACCACCAGTAGGAACAATGATTTGACCTTTAGTGTTGCGAAGCATTGCTTTAACTGCTTGTTCTTGATGTGGTCTTAGTTGCATGAAATTAACTCTATATGTACATATTATAGTAATAATTCAAGAGGATTCGACTCCTCGTGTGACAGTTTCTCAACTGAACATCTCTCCTGTGCGATTCTTGTATAGTCTAAACTGAGATCAATACCAACAAAATTTCGATCCTCCTGTATTGATGCGACACCAGTAGTTCCTGATCCACAAAATGGATCCAATACCTGTCCACCCATAGGAGAATAGATACGAATTAAATATGACATCAAACTAACTGGTTTGACAGTTGGATGATTATTGTTTAATCCCTTTTCTTTTCTTGTTGCTCTTGGAGCATAAAAATATTTCTGCTCACTACTGTTCACTTCCCCAATTATATTACTTGGGTATCTACCATTTGGATTGGCATCAACAGTTCCAAATTCTTCCTGAGTACCTGTAGTCTTTCCTTCTCGACCAAATGTTCTACGTTTCGCACCACTCTTGACCCATCCTTTTGGTGGTTCCTTTTCCCAAGGGATTCTAGTATTATCAGTATCAATTAAACCACACCCCCATTTCTCGTAGTTATTCTTTAATGATTTCTCGTAGGGTTTTTGTGCTACAACTATGGGTTCATGTGCGGGTTTCAATCGATTATGCTTTGGCATCTTCGTTGTTGTCATCCACATAATTTGATCTTTAATCACAAAACCAGCATCTTCAACATTTACTGCCATCCGATGATATAGTTCTGGACTACAAAATGATAGACAAAAGGCACCAGGTCTGAGTGTACGATAGACTTCTTTCCATATCTCTACAGTTGGTACAGAATGATCCCAATCATCCATACCCATACCATAGGGTGGGTCAGTTATACAAGAATGGAAAAAGTTATCTTCATAATGAAGAAGAACACTTTGACAATCACCAGTTATAATTGAGTACTCTCTGTTCACAAGTTTCTCTCTGTTCATGTTTAAAATAATCTTTTTTACCAGTACCGTTTTGTACAAACATATTACGAATGTAGAAATCAAGTCCTCTGGGGTCTTCTGGTTTGACTTTACGTCTTTGATCTAGTGTCTCTTGAAGAGCATCGATAGTCTCCTCTAACCATTGTCTCGTATCATCAAGCACGACATCTTCGGCAAAAAAGATTGTAGTTTCATCATACTTCTTACTACTG